CAATATTAACTAAGCTTATCTCCACCTGTTGAGGGCAGTTGACCGTTAATGTTAAACCGACAGAGGCTGTTGATGTTATATCTACGGTGACCTCGGATACAGCAGGGGTATCCCTGTTTACGGAGATAGACCCGTCAGTAGTCTGACCCACTAACGTCTGCACAACACCGTTATAGGTTGTTGTCACATCAAATGTTGATAGCGCAGGTATATCATTTACAGTCCACGATATTAAAGATGTACCTATAGACTCACCTAGCTCATAGCATTGGCTGTGTGGTAACACCAACGTTACGCTAAGCCTCTGCGTTACACCACAATTAACACACGGTATATCTGTTGGGATAGACCTGTCGTTAGATGATAGCACATACTCATTCATATAAGGGTCAAACCCTCCTAACTTCTGAGTATTAAATGATGTCTGAAACAAATCTCTAAACCACGTTCTCATCCCGTTAAAGGAGATAGGCTCAAGGCTGTCATTCTGATAGCTTGTACCTGACAGTTTCAACACAGCACCTCTCTTTGCATCAGTAAAGTATTTGTCAGGACCCCATTGAGTAAAACTCTCAGGATTAAAGCTAATACCAAAATCCTCTATCCTTGCGACTTGGGTGCCCAATACTTCAGGTACCGTTGTCAGTAGATTACCTGCACCTGCATCAGACAGTAAATTCTTTCCTTGCAGCACATATGATATCTTATCCTCCTGTAGCGTGAGTATATCTGTCTCTCTTGCGAATAATTTTTGAATTGGTCCGAATGAATACTCTAACGCTTTAAAGTTTAAGAGACCCTCATTGAACTCGTTTAATCTGTTTATGTTTGACTCATCATTATAAATTCCGCTATACGTTATATCAGAGAATCTTCTAACCTGACTGTAGTCCTCAGCCTCAGTAGATGTGACCCTATTCCCTAGCCTTAAATCTTGACCAAGGACACCGTCTCGTACCTTATAGCTCTCCACACCATTGCCGAATGCGTAGCAGTTAAAGAATCCTGTGTGGCATATAGCAGGCTGTGTCAAGGTTTGGTTTTGGACATCACCTAAGTGGCTACCCACCTCTAATAATAACTCTGTAACTAAAACATTTGCAGGCACTATCGGTGGGGTAGAAGGATTGATTGTCATACTACCACACTCCCCATTTGCCTTGCCTGTGCCTCCGGGATTAACAATTATCTGTGCAGGGTTGCCCTCTAGATTTATATAGTCAAGGGCTATAGGCTCCGGCTCAGCATTACTCACTGTCACTACAAATCCACATCCCCCATTCACGGCAATACCAAAGGTCTTAGACCCCTCGTACCATATATCAGGTGACGCATCTATCGGCTCACTTTCAAATACCACAGTAGTATCAGCTCTAAGAACCGTTATACGTAGGTCTGTTGTCGCCCGTCTTTTTTTAGTATTCCCACAGGGAAGTACGGTTGATGTGACAAAATACTTTTTACCACCGTCATCTCCATCCTCCCAAAAACCAAAAAATAATTCACATAGTTCAGATTCTATATTAGGTTCAGGCTCACCATAATAATCCCAATCCGGAACGTCCCTTATGTATTCTGTAGTGAATGCACAATCAGGACCGAGTCCGTCAGGAATAGAGGTGCCTGTCGCTAAAACAAGCTCAATATTATCTCCCTCAAACCAAGCCTGAAAATCGTCGTAGTCCTGAGATGAAATCATTGTCTTATTCAATGTGTACTTCCTAGCCTCACAGCTATCTCCCCCACCAATTCTTTCAAATGTAAAATCAAACGTAATCTGTGTGCCTGCAGGTATATCATAGTCAACCCACACATCTCCATCCTCTATCATAACAGGATATCGAGGGATGGCGGCACGGAGGTCACCTGCATTCATTGACTGCTTTGCTATAAAAGATTTTTTTCCATAGTCAATGTATGCATCCTCCTCTATCTCCACCGCAAAGTTAGACGCCTTTATCTTCATATACACACCTGAGGGGACAATGAGGTTTGCTTCGGGGTCAGATGGTGATGGCACCTCAATAAAGTTTTTTACCTGCGCTTTTTTCTCTAGGACTGTGGCATATACACACCCACGCGCAGAACCAATGGTATCCCTCTTCACAATAAGCCTCTGCCCCTCTGTTATCTTCTGAGAGTTCTCACCCTCTAAAAGGAAGTACGTGTCATTTGAGACAGGCTCAGTAAAGAATATACTACTGTATATCGTATCATACGTCTCTTTGTCAGGTTTTATAGCGAACTTATACGAGCTCGCCCACGCAGGGGCTAACTGTGTAGGAGGGATATTAACATCAATACTATTAGATGTATCGGCATCACTACACGCAAAATGCTCTGTGTTATACTGACTAACCAATGCAGGAGTAGAGCGTTTAAACTCATCCATATATATGAGACCAATCTCATACCCCCTGTTACTATGTAGGCTTTTGCCTGAACCTTTTTTTACGTACTCAACAATAGGGTTAGTGAGAGTAAAATACTCTGTGAATATTGTGGTAGGTGCTACCAAGCTATCTGCGTATTGAACCGCAGGGAATATTAATCTAAATATATTTCCTGAAACAAATTCAGCTTTAATTGACTGTTCTATACCTGAGATACCACTTTGGTACTTAAAAAGTGAGCCATCAATTGTTCCAACAAATAGAGAGTTATACGCATCCGTCATTGTTGTGCCTAAATCACTCGTAGCCATTGGCTGAATGTTCCCACCGGGAAGCGAGGTTCCAAGAAGGTTTGTAAACTCAGAGCTAGTAATAAACTCCTCAACGCTATCATAGCTATTGATTAATATAAGCGAGAACGAAAGTAAATTGGAGTCTCCGTTTGTGCCAACGGGCAGGATACCGGGACCTCTCCAAGACTCGTGCTCAAAATTAAACGTGAAGGTAAACGCTGCTCCCTCTACAAGGTCAAGCCCTGACAAATCAAAGAATGCTCGTGAGTTATTTACAACCTCTGTTCCTTGTATAGTGTAGGTCTGTGCTGATGTCCCACCTTCAGAATCAATCGCCCCCAAATCATCCATTATAGGAGTGGTTGTAAACTCAAGCCTAACAGGATTATCATTCTTGTCTATTAAGTCGTATCCCTCTACGTAGTTACCGTACATAAGACGGTTGCCCATTATAGTCTCAGCCTTAGCTAGTATAGGTACATTATCGTATAACCTTAATATCTCTGCCTGAGGAAGTATAGTGAATATCTTACTATTCTGAAAAAAATATATTATCTTTTGATTATCTAAATACCCCTGCGACTCCTTATCTAGCTTCTCTATAACCTTGATAACACTGCTGTTCATATCTTTGAAAAGCAGGTCTATGCCTTTAACTAGTGAGCCACCTGTATCAAATGTAATCTCTACAGCATTAAATATATTCACAGCCCCATCATTAAGGTAGCTCTCAGGGGAGAAAAAGAATGGCTTAGGATTAAATGCAGGGTCAGTCCACTGAGATGTAGCTGAGTATTCATTATCATCATACCTATATCTGTAAGCGAAACTTACAAATCTCTCCTCTAAAAAATTCTCTTCTGTACCTGAATCAAGTAGCTGAATTATTGGTGCCTCGTATGGAGGTCTCTTTATCACTAATATATCCTCGTCTGAAAATCCGTCTATCCCCGTGATAGGGTCAGGGTTACTATAGTTCTTTGTCACATTTATCCTACGTGGAGGATTAATGTTATCTGTAAAAAACAATAAGTCCTCTACTTTATTAATCCCCGTTATAAGATACTCAGGGTCAAAGTTTAATGTGGTAGCCACACCACCGCCATCATCCTCGCTTATAACGTGATATGTTATAATGCTTGTCTTCGTATTGAATGAAACAATTAAGTCAAGTATACCTGTGTTACTTGATGTAAAATCAGGGTCATTAACAAACCAATATATAGTCTCGTTAGCACCATCATCAAAAGCTCCAATACATTTCGCCTGCGCTGACAGCTCAGAGCCGTTATAGCTTAACGCAGTAATCTGACTATTCCCTTTAGCATTTTCAATAACACCAATCTCAGAAGCCTCCGTAGACCCCATACGAATATTCAACGCATCAATGTACTGACCGTTAGGAATCAGTCTCTCATCAACACTCTTATTCATCTTACCTTGGGTAAAATTTCTATTTAATTCAGCCATATTATTTTATCCACTTATCTCGTCCTCTTAGGTTCATCAATAACCTTCCCGGATGTATATTACTAATTCTTATTTTTGCGTTTCTAAGTAGAGCTGACTTTCGTTTTCTAAGCCTTGAAACAATATACTCCTGAACGCCTACCTTTGAACCAAGTATAGCGAACTCTATGTACGCATATATAAAGTCTTCAAACATTTTATTTACCGTAACACTACTGTCGTCGCCATTCTCCATACCGTCAGATACGTATTCAAGTATACATAATTCATTTGACATACCTGAGCTGAAATTTATAACTCCACCTTTAGGGTCTATCTTAAATGTAGGGTTTGCATTTGCAGTCTCCGTGTTTAATCCGTACCTAGCACCAATCCCATATTCAAAAAACCAATCACCACCCGAACACCATCCTGATTTTCCATACATCTCCGAGCTCTCGTTTAAATAGATACTCTGCTTACCCCCTCGAATCCTTTCAAAGTCAATATCCGAATGCTCGGGGCTTAATGCGTTACCATTCTCATCAAATAATATCCTACAGTTATTATCCTGAAGATATGCAGATGACCAATTTGTTTGGATATTCTCTGTTAACGGCATAAGTAATCCATCTCTATATAGAGACACCCTCACCCAATTCACATAATCAGATGGAAGCACATACCTTAATGTGTCACACACGTTAAGCTCTAAAATTTTAATCTCCTTGAACGCGTCATAGTTAAGCTCTTGTATCGCTCTCTTTGCGTGGAATAAAATCTTATACCGTGGCTCATTATTAACTAATGAGTGGTTACCCGAATACATTAACATAAAATTGTTAACAATGTCCTCTAATGATACGTATTGGTACGAACCCCAATTAGCATCCTCAGGAGCTGCGCCCCCGTTTTCATAATACTGATACTGTGATATATATGCCATAATTATCTTTTTTGTGTATTATCCTCATTGTCCTCTGTATTCCCAAAATTTGCAACCTCAATCTCTCTAATAGACATACCTGCGTATTGAAGTATCTTATTAACTAGGTTCACCTCGTCACCTATTGGTAGCTCAAAATCTTGGTAGTCAGGCTGAGAGGCGTCAAAGATAGGCTCTCCACTACCGATTGACACGTATGTCCATTTAGGTATATAAGGGTATCTTATATACTGTGCTACCACTTGACCTATACCATCTACGGTGCTAGGGAATGCAGTAGCTAATAAATCCTCTTGCGTGTATGCAGGATAGGTTAAGGTTGGTGCGGTAAGAAGTGAGTTGTTAAGCATAGTAATCTTAGAGTGAGTAACCTTCTCTGCCTCTTTTATAAAAGAGCTTGAATAGATGTGGTACACTATTGGTGCCGCATCAAATATATCATCACCGCCTGTATTTACTAGTATCTGCGTAGCACTAAGCACAGAGATTACAGTCATATTATATGTGACACCGCCTGCCGCTACACCAACTATATCACCATTTGATATACCTAACGCTATGAAATCTTTCGTTGCATCAATTATGGTATCACCTGCAACGATAAAACTTGTTGTGCTACCTGTGACTAATTCACTCCTATATATTAGCAGCTTATTTATTAGGTAATAATCCGTACCTGTAGTCGTATCTGAAGGTAGAAAATATTTATTAAAGCTTGAGTTGGTCAGTGGTAATGTGACAGAGAAATAATCTATAGTCTCCTCTAATCCCTTAGTGATATCAGCGTAGCCTGTGCCTGAATGCCTTGCATTCTCCTTTACTAATTGGTAGTTATATTGATAGAAATAATTCTCAAACATATCCAACTGAGCCTGCTTAGCAAATAGATTAAAATCTGACGGAGATATATATCCGTAATTATTTTTGTTTAGTACAGACATAACCGTCTGCCTTACTGAGTTAATCATTTGTCTTCTTTCTTACAAAGATAACTAAAAAAAAAAGACCCCTTCAAAAATGAAAGGGTCCCTTAAAGTATTTATGTTATTCTTAAGTAAGTACCAATGCTAATCCAATAATGTTTCAAGATGCTTTAACACCTCTACTCCGTCATCTGATTTAATATACGATACCACTAAATCAATCCCTTCCTGTCCGAAAGGGATATTCATCATTTTTGTTTTATTGGTTGGCGTATTAAACCATACCTCTTTACCACTCTTTCTGAATGCTAATAATCCTCTATCAAAAAATCTTTGAACAGTCCCTAGAAGTTTTAGCTCAGGGTCATTGATTACATCCAAGAAACTTTGTGGGTCATTCTTAGCGAATACTAATACATCACGCTTAAGCTCTGATGTTGACTTCCTTGATGTGTCGGTTCCGAATAGGACCCTACATACATTCTCAAGCTGCTCGATACTTAAAGCCTTAGCCTCAACTAGCGCATCAACCTGAGTCATTAGCTCATCAACCTCAACCTCAGCATCCTTTGCATCATTAACCTCAATAAACTTCTTTCCGTTATACGGGTGGTAGTGTAAGAATTCTTGTAGCACCTGATTCTCTTTAGGGACATTAAGGAATCCATCCTCAAAAATAACAGGCTCCAAGATAGCGTTTCCATCCTGCTCATCCTCAAACGGGGATTTTTGGTTACGTGCGTAACGAAGTGCCCTGTTGGTACCCGTCTCCTCATCAAACCACAGCAATGGGAATCTTTTACCGTTTCTAGTTGGTAGCATAAAAGATAGTGGAGCTACCGATTTAGTAAGCTTATACTGCTTAGTTACGAATTTTTGTTTTGTGTTTTTCATTATATTAAAATTTAATTAAAGTTAAAAAAAAGGGAGTGTCTTTGAAGACACCCCCCGTTATAAGTTAATCCTATGCTTCAAATAAGAAGAAGTTGTTAGCACCTAAAGTACAAACAGCTCTCTCAGATAAGAAGTGAACCTCCATAGCATCTAAGCTAGAAGTCTCAGCTCCACCTGCAGAACCTGTAATCCAAGTCTTGTAACGTCGGTCTTCAGTTTCAGAAGCTCTGTAACGAACGTGTAAGAATGGACGCTTAGCGTTCTTTCCTAAGATTTGGTCATACACAGACGTAGAACCTGCAGGGACTAATAGCCCATTGATTCGTCCTGAACCTGCTCCTGTTGGGAGACCACCACGCATTGTTGGGTCGTTCAAGTATTTCCAATCAGACTTATAGAAGTCATATCCTCTACGGAATCCTGTGAAACCTAAGTTCAACGCCATTTCTTTATCGTTATCAAACAACCCGTATGATGTACCACTAGCTCCGTAAGAGTTTTGAGCAGCTAACATATCATCAATGTCGAAAGAGAAATCTCGGTCAACAAAAACAACGTTCTCCTCGATAGCACCTTGCTTATCAAGACGTGCGATAACTGTATCCCACTCAGCTAGAGTAGTTGGGTTACCACCGCCCCAAACATTTCCTCGTTGTCCAACAACGTAGAAGATACCTTCAGAACCTTTATTACCTACATCACCTGTAGTTGCGATTGCACCTGAACCGGCTTCGGCAGGTACCGCTTCAATCATTGAAGTCTCTAAGTAATCATCAAAACGTAGACGAGTCTCGTGCTCAGACTTTAAATACCAAAGGTATCCGTTAGCACCGTTCTCAGTAGTTACCTCTACCCATCCAATCTGTGCCATATCAGAACCTGATACTGCATACTTATCTTTAATGATAATTGGAGAGTTCTCGAAGATGAAGTCATCAGACTCTAAAGAGCCTTGCATTCCTTCAGTCCCTTTTCTAAACTCAGAACCATAGATGAACATACTGAATGTAGTACCTGTTGGAGCACCTGTTGCAGCATAGAATGCTAAATCAACCGTTTTAAGAGTATAATCTACTGCTGTAACGATAGCTTTTGCTGATTCAGTTCCTGCGTTATCCGAAAGGAATATAGTCTGTCCAACACGAACAGCGATAGAGTTTGACGCTGTGAATGCAGGCACACCTGTGTCGCCCACCGTAATAGTAACAGTAGCATCTCCTGCTACTCCTGTAGTAATAGTACAGCTAGTGTACTTTGTATGAAGACGTCCTTGCTCTGCCCATTTGATAAGGTCTGAGTTAGAAGGCATCTCTGCTCCTACCATACGTAAGAATGAAGAGATTGTTCGGTTTCCATAACGCTCGAACTCTTTCTCGTAAGTATCAGGAAGATACTGATTTAAGAAATCAAAGTTCGTAATATAATTTGACTTTAATGGTACTCGTTGAGCACTCGGTTGCAAATCAAAACCGGGGGTTACATTTACTGACATAATTTTTAGTTTTTTTTATTTGTTATCTTTTCCTAATCTTTAAGCCACGACCGTGGTCAGTGCTTAGAGACTTTACTTGTATCCCTTCTATAATCTGTCCAACCTCAGGAGCAGAGCGAGTAGTCATATTTATATTTTTTAACTTTCTCATCTGTTCATCTGCCGAAGCAGACTTGCCTTGCTCGTAAAAGAACTTCGCAAACTTGTCAGGGTTCATTGCCATTGCCAAAGACCTATGGTATCCTTCTGCATCATTCATTACTCCACTATCCTTATCCACAAATTTATTTATCCAACTCTGTGGGTTTAGATGGTTTTTCTTTAATTCAGCAGCGTCACCGGGAGAGAATACAATCTTAGTGTCGTCAATCGCAAATTCAAAACCTTTGAACTCACTAAACACCTCATCTGTTTTCTTCATAAAGACTTCATTCTTTCGATTGAACTCTTCCTCCATTGTCTTAGCCTCAGCTATATATTGCTCATACTCCTTAGTTTTATTTACCTCATCCTCGGAAAGAGAATCCCTTCTCGACTCAAGAGGGATTTTATATTTTTCCTGTTCAGAAGCAAAGTAGTCCTTGGCTTTTGCAATAGTTTTTTTCTTTAATAATTTTATTTTCTTTATATCATTCTCCTCGTCTAGGTCTTCATCATACCTAAAGTCATCCATCATACCATCAATATCCTCTGCATCTAACCCCTTCTCTGTAGCTATGAGATAATCTCTCAAAAGCTTATCGGGGTTCATATCACTAAAGTCTTTCTGCAATTCGTAGAAATCATTAATGCCTCTGCCTGTTTCCTTCTTGTACTGTAAGTATTTAGACACATCCTCAGGTAGAGCCTCTTGCTCCCCCCCTACCTGTGCTAACTCATCTAGCGAGTTAATCTCCCGCCCATACCTATTACCAAGATACTTAAGAACATCCCTCTCACTTATCTCTGAGGCTTGTGTTTCATCTTTCGATTGTACATCTTCCACTCCTGCAGAGTCAGTCTCTGTATTTTCATTATTAAACTCTCTTTCGTGCTTATCTAGCAACTCTTGCTCAACTTGCTGTACAGACTTCTCCTCTATAGAGTCCTCTACTAATCTTACTTTAATTGACATATATATTAAATTTAATTTTTACAAAGTTAAACAAAAAATATTATATTTTTAGACAGACTACCTTGGATTAAACTCAGCAAGGTCAAACCCATCTAAGCTATCCTCATTAGATTCAAACTTCATAGGTGGTAGGTTATTCTTTCTTTGGTTAATAAGCATAGACTGTTCGGTATTCTGTTGGCTTATACGACTAGACTTAGCCTTCTCGCGGTCTGCTTCTCTATCAGACAATCCCATAGTAGTCATCTGTGCTAACTTAACCTGAAGATTAAACTCCTCCTGCATTAGTTGTGATTTAAGCATAGCCTCATTTTTCATCTTCTCAATCTCGAACGCCACATCAGCCTGTCGATACTGAAGCTTTGCTTGAGCCTCCATCTGAATTTTCTGTGCTGCTGCTGCTGCTGCCATCTCTTGAGATTTAAGCTGCTGCTGTGCCTGCATAGCCTGTCCCTGCATAGCCATCTTCTCTTCGCGTTCCAACTTAGTTTTCCTCTTAAGCTTAAGTAATTGATTAGCTATCTTAATATTTTTTAACTCCCTTATATCAATAGCGTCCTCAAGGTTTATATCGCCCTTAGAAAGTGCCATCTGAATATTCTGCTCAAGCATCTGTCTTTGCTCCTCGTCGGGTGACAGCTCAATAAATATTCCAAAGTCATATATATATAAATCACTAATATCTCCTAGGATAGATACATTATACTTTCCTATCTGATTAATAAACTCATCCTTAAAATCTGCGTACTGAAGTATATCTGCAACCCTATATGTTAGAGCCTCTGCAAGGCTCCTGTACATAAACAAGCTAGCATCAAGTATATGGCGTGTAGCCACATTTGAGTTCAGTGCTGCTAATTTCTGCACACCTACCAAGGCGTTAGGGTCTACCTGACTATCATCCCTTCCGGAAAGACCTGTAACCGTTCTGATTTGATTAAGGTAATGGTTAAAGTTTGATATCAGCATCTGTGATTTACCTGCACCCGAGTTACTGTTAAGCTCCTGTATCGGAACCCTAGCATTATTAAAGTCTCCATCTTGAGTGTAGCTCCTGCCAATAACACTACCTGTTTGGAAGTATAACCTTAACGCATCCTCAGGATTGTATGCAGCACCTGTTCCAAGGTCAACATCATTTAAACCGTCCGCATCTATAAACACACCGTCAGGTACAACCTTAGCAATCACCTGCTGAAGCTTGTAGTGCGTGATATTTATTAAATCAGCAAATGGAATCATTCTCCGTGTTATAGATTCAATAGCCCCTTTGTACATTCTTGGTGCAACGCATACATAATTAGGGATGGCGTGTTGTGTGGCTGACTGTGGTCTAACCATATTCTCCATCATCTTCCATTTTAACATTATGTTTGTACCCATAACCATAACACCCTCGTACCAAACATCTATAGTCTTAGATACCTTCTCAAAGTTTCCTTCTTCCATCATCTCTATAGGTGGGTTAAACGTATCGTCCTTCTCAACCATAGTGATATTACCATTATCTTTTACCTTCCTCTTATAGACAACCTTATTTGTTGACTTATAATTAAAATACATAACAGTGGCTGTATCCTTATTGAATATACTATTCTGAAAGTGCTGAGCACCATTATAATAATCGTACCAACTTTGTGAATACTTAGATATCTCTTCTAAATCTTCATTGGTTAATGACGGGTCTATCTTTAAAAGCTCAGTTATGGAAAGTGTCTTTATCTCTCCCCAATAAAAGCAGTCCTTAAAGTGTGGGTCCTCTGTATAGCTGTACACAATATTCGCAGGGTCAACATAAGATATCTTAACCCCGTCACCGTCTTGAAATTCGTGCTTAGCACAGGAGATACCTAATACAGTCAAATCGTAATCTAACTGCTTTCTAATATCTTCATACTTATTGCTTTCAAATAAAGTGTTGATAGCTTCCTCCTCCGCTATCTCAATAGCAGGCTTGTAATTAAGCTGCATATATAACTTAAGCTCCTCATCAGATTCAGGTAGCTCTGCTTGGTCTACAGTGAATGGGTCTATACCTGTCTTCTCTTGGATAATATTAAGTAGAGGTCTTGCGAGCATCTCTCCCTCAATCATCTGCTGATACTGACTACGTCTAGATTGAGATATTGCATCCTGAGAATATGCCTTCACACTAAATAGCCGGTCTTGCATACCGTTCACAATTAAGTCAACAAACTTAGGAATAATAGGGACGGGTGTCCAATCTAAATTTAGATATGATAAATCGCCATCTACAGATAGCTCGTTCTTATACTTACCTGTAGGCTGTTCGCCTCTCGCGTAAAGTCTTAGTCTGTGAAAATCCTTACCCTGACTGTAGTATCTACATTGTCCCCCATCTTTTCTAAACCATTCATACTGAATTGCTTGACCAATCTGTAGACCGAACTCAGAAGTTTTTTTCTCTGAGTCAGATACAAATTGGCTTGGGAAACCTGTGGATGATATATTAATTTTTATATCTTTCATTTTAAAATTTCGCTAATTGTGCCCTCATTACTATACCTTGCAAAGTTAATCTTTATTTTTGAAACTTTTTTCTCGACTTGATATAGGTGCTTTTGTGTAGCCATAATCGCTAGTCCCGAGCTTATAGAGGCATCATACTGTGTTCTATTACTAATATCAAACTTAGCCCAATCCTCTAGTGTTCTCACAAACACCATATCCCCCATCTCGTCCTCATTCTTAAAACCTACGTGTGTCTCTATATAAGATTCAATAGCTGACGCGTGAGCCTGCTTTACATCCTCACTTGAGTTAGGTATACCTCCAAGCTCTTTCTCTGTCTTAGATAGCTTCGTATACACCTTGTCGGGTCTATTCATACAGAAGTGTCTATACCCTCTATTCTTAAAATGATATAATAGCCTCGGCTTATTGTTCTCAATAAGTATTGGCATACCATAGAACACACAAGCCTTTAGCACATCCTCAAAGAATATCTCAGCGGTCTGAGGTCTTGCGATATACTCTAAGAAAAATTCATTACTAGGAGCGTTATCCATATTAAACATTGTCTTTCCGTGGAGCGCACCATTAGAGCCACCACCACCAACAACACCTGATATATCATAGGAGTCACAGCCGAACGCGCCTATGTGGTCGTTGCCCGGATACTTCAATCCATTCTTGATTATAACCCTATTCTGTAATCTCTTCTCAGGTGTCCAAGAGATATAGAACCTACCACTCTTGTTTGGATTAAACTCTACCTCAGTATCTTTTATACCGTTCTTCCAACTTAAATCACCGCGCGTAAGATGGTGCTCCATTATTAATGAGTCGTTATAATCT